AGAAGTTACCTCAAACTCTTGACGCGGTCAAGCGTCTTCTCTCTATTGGTTACGCGGCTGATGATGTCAAAGATCGAATGTTGCCTGCCATCGGTGACATCGTTTCCGCATTAGGTCAGCCACCTGCTGCGATTAGTGCCATTGTTTATGCCTTTGGTCAGATGAAGTCTGCCGGTCGTGTCATGTCACAAGACTTAATGCAGATCGGTAATGCTCTTCCGGGCTTCAATGCCAAGATGGCTCTTGCTACCGAGTTGTTCGATGGCGACATGATGGCCTTAACCAAGGCGACAGAATCAGGTTCTTTGGATTCCGTCAAGGCTATTGACACACTCATTACTGCCATGACTAAATTTGGTGGTGCCGCTGGGGCAATGGATAGGCAATCCAAAACACTCGCCGGAACATTGTCTACTTTCAACGACACGGTAAACAATGCTCTTATTGATGGTTTGATGCCGAGTCTTCCTGTTCTCAGCGACACTTTAAATCAAGTTATGCCTGCTGTCGAGGCATTGGCGACATCGTTTGCTCAGGCTCTTGGTCCCGCTTTGATTGATGGTGCCGATGTTTTGGGTCAGTTGGCTCCTACGTTATCGGCTTTACTTCCTCCTGTTATTGATTTGGCTTCGCAACTTCTTGTTTTTAGTGATGTTATTGTCGCGCTTTCTCCTGTATTAGAATTGATGGCTGACAGTATGGGTGCTGTTGCTAATGTTTTGAAAATGCTTCCTGACCCTATTTTTGCTGGCATTGCAGCGCTCATCGTTTTCCGAATGGCGATGAAGAAACTACAAATCGATAGCACTGTTGCTGCTACTGGTGTGCTCGGTGCTTTCTTGCGAATGAAAGCGTCTGCCATAAGCACCAGTATTGAAATTCGTTCTGCTTTCGCTTTTGCCGGTCTTTCTTTGAAGGCTTTTAGTATGGCTGGAATGACGATGGCTGCCACTTTCCGCGCCGCAATGGTTTCAATAAAAATTGCGGCAAGAAGCATGATGGCTTCGCTTGGCCCTGTTGGTATAGCAATTGCTATAGCAACTGTTGCAATGGAATTCTTTATGAATTCGTCTAAAGACACTACTCACATTGTGGATGCTTTAAAAGATAGTGTTGATGAAACAACCGATTCTTTCGGTAGGTTGTCTGCTTCTGTTGCTGCTGAGAATTTCCGTGCAGACTTGTCGCCTGAGGGTTTGAAGGATCTTTCAGAGGCAGGGATTTCTGTTGCAGAAATTTCTTCTGCTGCACTTGCAGGGGGTGATGCTGCAGAACAAATGAAAGTAAAACTTTACGAGTTGAGTCTTACAAAAGCGGCCCTTGTCGGTTTCGCGGATACTTTCATGGATGTTGCAACTTCCGCTGTTACGGCGCAAAAACAAATTGCCGTTGAAACTGCTGCCACTGCTGATGCTGCTGTAGTTGCCGCCGAAATGCATGCGCGTGCAGGTGAATTAACACAGCACACAAACAAGGTTACTGCTCAAGAAACAGTTAATGCTCGAAACAAAATGACGGCTGCAGAGAGGGCTGCCGCAGATTTTGTTGTTAAGGCAGAGGCCGCAATGGAGCGGGCTCGTCTAAAAGGTAAAGGCGCTATTGAGGCTGTCAATTCTGCTTTACAAAATCTTAGTAAGGCTTTGGAGTCTGAAGCAACTTACGACAATGCGCGTAAGGGTATTAATGATTTAAATAAAGAATTGGCTGAAGGCAAGAAAAATATCAAAGGTTATTCTGACGAGGCTATGACTAATCGTGCCGCTATTCGTGATGCGGCACAAGGTTACATTGAATACGCGAACAATCTTACAGATCCTATTGAAAAACAAAAGGCTTTAGAAGAGGGACAAGAAAAAATTCGTAAATCCTTGAAGAAGGCTGGGATTAAGGCTAAAGATACCGACATTTTTCAAATTTTTAAAGAACAGACTGAGCAATCAGGTAAGACTGTTGATGAGTTTGCTGGTCAAAGATTAGCCGCTTTAAGTTATGGTAATCAAGTTGGTGTCAATTTCATTGACGGAATAATTAAAGAATTAGAAGCCGGTAAAAAAGAAATTGAAACCACTGCTACCGAAGTTGGTGCAACACTTCCTGCAGCGGCTAATGCTGCGATTGATGCTTCGTCACCTTCAAAAGAAGCAATGAAGGTCGCCAAAAACTTTATTGACGGTTTAACTATTGGTTTAAATAACGGTAAGAAGAGTGCTGGGGGTGCTGCGGCAACTGTTGGATCTTCTCTGCTGTCTGGTATTAAAACAGCGCTGACAAGTGGTAGCGATATTTCTAGTGTTCTTTCAAACGTGTTTGGTTCAATGCCTTCTATGCCTACCCCACTGGAATCGGCTTTGGGTAAAGATGGTGCCGAGAAGTTTTTGAAGAAGCATGAAAAAGAATTACTTGTTTTGCAAAAGGCTTTCGCTGATGTTGATGTGATTGTAAATACTATTCGTAGTGCTAACAGTGCTCTTTCTGAGGTTGGTGCGGCTTCCAAGCAAATATCTGGAACTTACAAAGATGGGATTGTTTCTGCACCTTCAGCAATCATGAATGCTCTCGGTGGTGAGGGTGATCTTTCTTCCGCTATTTCTATGTTGGATCAGTTGGCGGCTTCAGCAAATACCGCTCTGGATGCTTTGATTTCTATTTCTTCTGGTAAGGAAAGGAAACAACTCAGGGGTAGAAAGAATGATCTTAGAGGTTATTTAGATGGTATGAGGGATGAGATTGCGGGTTACATGATTCGCCGTGATCAGATTACTTCTGAACTAAGTGCTTTAGAAGATACTTACAGTAAAAAACTTGATGAAATAAACGAGCATTACGATGGTCTTGATAAGGCTGCAGGTATTGCTGTCTCAGGTATTGAGAGTAAATTTAATGGAATTATCCCCGGTCTTAAGTCAGCATTAGATGCTGCGAATCAAGCATTTGATAAAGAGAATGCTGTTCTTGAAAAATTGATTAGTGAGCGTGACGGTTTCCTTAAGCGTGTGGGAGATGGTTTAAAATCTTTCGCAAATGATTTGAGTAGTACAAATAAATCTGTCCGTACAATCGTCAAGAACATTGGTAACGGGATAACGATCACAACGCAGGAAGAGGTTGTAGAACCGGGTTCTTTCCGTGCTTCTCTTGAGAGTCGTCTGGCAACTGTTAGAGAATTTACTTCTAACATACAGAATCTTTTGGCTCGCGGTTTGGATCCTTCACTGGTTCAGGATTTCATTTCGGCAGGTGTTGGTTCGGCTGGTGGGACGGTTGCTGCTCTGGCTGCTGGTTCGTCTGAGGATCTTGCTGCGATAAATGCTTTGCAGTCTAGTTTGGCTTCTGAGATTTCATCGTTCCAGCAGTCTACTTCGGCACAGTATTTTGATTTGGGTATTGCTCAACAGGAGGCTGTTGTTGGGCCTTTGCGTGCGGCTGCTGCTAACGCTCAGGCCGCGTTGGCTTTGGCTGAGGAAGCAAGAACCACTGAATTAAATGCTGCTCTGGCTCATCAGCAAAAATTGAAGGATGATCGTGATAAGGCTATAGCAGATGAGAATGCTGCCTACAAGACTCAAAGGGACGTTTTGACGGCTGAGGCTGTTCTCATTGATGCTGAATTAAGTAAGCGTGCCGCTGCCGTTCAAAAGTATTTCACTGACTTGATGGATCCTGTCACTGGTGTTCCAGCGGACATGTTCAAGTTAGGTAAGCAAGCGGTCAACGGAATCATCAACGGTATGAAGGATAGAGAGAAAGCCTTAATAGCCTACGCTACTGAATTAGGTAACGTCATTAGAAATACTTTAAGGGATTCCTTGCAGGTTTCTAGCCCCTCGAAGGTTACTCGTACCATTGGTGAACAGATTGCTCAGGGTCTTGTTGATGGGATGAGGGCGAGTGAGGATTCTGTTGCTAGGGCTGCAGATAGTCTTGCGAATCAAGTCATGTTGCCTTTGGAGACACCGAATTTTTCTGGTGTTTCGGCTGCCCCATCAGTAAGTGTGAATGGTGGACCCAGTGCCGGTTTCCGGGCAAGCGTTGTAAACAATTACACGGTGAACGTGCAATCACTGGCTGGAGATAAACGCCAGATTGGCCGTGAAGTTGTTGAGGCTATTAAAGCATTTGAGAAGTCTTCTGGTCCTGTGTATCAGCAGGTGAGTGTGTAATGGCTGGTTTTGATCCACGCACCTTTTATGAAGGCACACAACTTTATGAGTCCGGCGGCTTGTATGACGGTTGGGATTATCGGGGTGAGAATCCGGGACCGTGGTATGTGGAGTTGGGTGCGGATTTGTCTGCTAATGGTATTGGTGATTGGTTTACTTTAGATGATCCTGTTAAGGGTGAATTGAATAACATAGTTTATTTGTTGACGGGTGATTTGTTTGTTGATATTACTCGTTACGTTCGTAGTTTAAGTGTGAAGCGTGGAAGGTCACGTTTTCTGGAGAAGTTTATTACGGGGGCGTGTGAGATCGTTCTTGATAACAGGAACAGATTGTTTGATCCTACTTTGACAGGTGCTCCTTTTACTGGACAAATTATTCCCCGTAAACCTTTAAGAATTTTTTATGATACGTTCCCTGTTTTTACGGGTAACGTGCAGGACTGGGATTTTGATTACTCTGTTAAGGACGCTACTGCTACCGTCAAATGTTTGGATGCTTTTTCTACTTTGGCTACGCAAACGGTTCCTGCTCAAACTATGACTACTCAGTTGACTGGTGCAAGAGTGAATTATGTTTTAGATCAGGTTGGTTTCCCTGCGGAATTGCGTAGCGTTGAGTCGGGTACGGCTTCTGTTGCGGCAGATACTGTGGGAGACAGTGTTAATGCTTTAGCCTATTTGCAAAAAATAGAGGTAAGTCAAAACGGTTTATTTTTTATGTCTGCTGATGGTTTGATCACGTTTGAGGATTCTTTCACTGGAACACCAACCCCGGTTGAGGTTGGTGATGGGGGTGTGCCTATTAGCGATTTAGATGTGGTTTTTGGGGCTGAAGAATTAACTAACAGGGTCACAGTAAATTATTATTCTGGATCTGTTCAAACTTCTCTGATCATTGATTCTACGCCTAGTCAAGATAAATATGGCTTGTTTGATACCTCAGTGGACACATTATTGAGTGGTTCTGTTTCGGCAAGTGCCTTGGGTGTTCTTCTCGTGAATCGGTATGAAGAACCTCAGTATAGGATTGATTCAGCGGTTTTTAATGTTGCGGGTTTGGATACTTCTGGGCAAAACCAAATTCTGTCGCTGGAGTTAGGTGATCAAATTTTATTAAAGTTTCGCCCTTTAGGTGTTGGTGAGACTATTGAACGTAATGTTCTCGTGGATGCGATTGACCATTCTGCGGCACCTAAGACGCACACGGTATCGTTGGCTTTGACTGACCTCGGGATTTAATGATGATAGATTGGAGTTGGAGTGCCTAACTTTACGGCAAATACTACGTTGTCTGCTGCCGCTTTAAACACGGCTTTTAATCAGGCAGATGTAAACGTACAAACATCAACCACTTATACGCTTTTGTTGGCGGATCAAGGGAAACTAATTTCTTTGGATAATGCAAGCGCGGTGACTTTAAGTATTCCTCTTAACTCTTCAGCCGCTTTTCCAACTAATACGGTGATTGGATTGCTGAATAAGGGTGCTGGATTAGTAACTGTTACTCCTATATCCGGGGTTACTTTGAATCCTGCCGTGAGGGTTCTTGCACAGAATGAAGCGGCATCTTTAATCAAAACTGACACGAATACTTGGTATTTTGTTCAAGGTGGTGGCCTCCCAAAAGCAATAGTCTCGTCTAGCACAGCCGCTTCAGTTACAGCGGTGACGGTAGGCGGGCTGCCCGCGAAGGTTTACAAGTTTACTGGTACAGGTTCAATCACTTTATCAAAGGCTGGTCTTGTGGATGTGATTGCTCAAGGGCCGGGTGGTATAGGTTCATTCGGTTCCGGTGGTGCCGGGGGTTTTATCGAGAAATCAAACGTGTTTGTTGCTGCTGGTTCTAACGCTGTTTACATTGGTGCGGGTGGAAGCGTTTCGCTGGCTCAAGGGACTGCGGAGTCATCGCACTTTAATGGAATTGCTGCAACGGGTGGAGGATCTGGGGCGCAATACACGGACAGGCAACCGTCAGGTGGGGCTTGCGGTGGAGGCTCTGGCCCATTCGCTTCCGCTAACTCGGGCGTAGGCGCAAGGTTCCAAGGTCTTATTGTTGTTTCGGCTGGCGTGACTCGCGGCGGTAACGGTGCAGGCGTGAACGGTGGCGGGGGTGGTGGCGTGAACGGTGACGGTTCTGGCGGTACGGGCGGCGCTGGCACTACCCCGGACGCGACTTGGGGTTCACCCGGAACTTTAGGTCGTGGTGGAGGTGGTGCTTCTATGACGGCTAATACTGGTAACGGTGGCAACTTGGGTGCAAATGGTAATAGCGGAATAATTTTGATAAGGGTGATGGACTAATGGCTCATTTTGCAAAAGTTATTGACGGAATCGTTGAGTCGGTTATTGCGCTCGATAACAAAGACTGCGGGGGTGGGGACTTCCCTGATTCTGAGCCTATCGGCAACGAGTTTCTTAACGATAACGGGTTTACTGGCGAGTGGTTGCAATGCTCGTATTCAAACTCTTTTAGATATTGGATGCCTGCCCCCGGCTACACATGGAACGGTGAAGCCTTTGTTTGCCAATCACCGGGCAACGGTTGGACTCTTGACGAGGAAACGTGGCAGTGGGTTTCTGGTTCAGGCTCTCGGATACCAAGTTAAGGACGGTACAATTACATTATGGCTTCTACATATCCCGGCACGGTTGATAACCTAACTAATCCAACAGCGGTCGATCCGTTATCTAGTCCTGCTCATGCGGGGCAACACACTAACGCTAATGATGCGATTGAGGCCATAGAAACAACTCTTGGGGTGAATCCTCAAGGGGCTTATGCAACTGTCGCTGCTCGCATGGCGGTCGTTGATAGTGCTGCCGCTTCAGCCGCCGTATCCGCTTCTGCCGCTGCCGTTTCTGCTTCAGCCGCTTTAGTCAGCCAACTGGATGCGGCACAGTCATCTAGTGACGCTCAGGAATGGGCAATCAAACTTGTTGATCCGGTGTCGGGTTCGGATTATTCAGCAAAATTTAACGCTAACCTTGCGGCTACTTCGGCTTCTCTCGCGGCTAGTCTTTACGATCAATTTGATGACAGGTTCTTGGGAGCAAAATCGGTGCCTCCCACCGTCGACAACGACGGAGATCCTCTGGTTGCTGGGCAATTGTATTTTGACACCGTTTATGTCGCTATGAAAGTTTACACGGGTTCAGCGTGGATAGATGCCGCTACTTCTCTTTACTCGTGGACTGGTCCGGTGACTATTGCTGCTTCTGGTTCCGTTACTGCGTTGCGTGTAACGCAAACGGGTACGGGTGATGCTCTGCTTATTGAGGATTCGGCTAACCCTGATGCGACACCGTTTGTGGTGGATGCAAGCGGCAATGTTGGTATTGGTGAGAGTAGTCCTTCAGAGAAATTTCAAGTTTCAGGAAATATTAAAACTACAGCAGATGTGAATTCAGTAATGTTGGTCGGTAGGTATAGCGCAGGAGTTCCCGGCTCATACATTGATGCGTACTCACCATCAACGTATTTGGCTTTCCAAGTTCAAGCCTCAGAACGTATGCGTATCACTTCCGCTGGCAATGTTGGTCTGGGCGTACAAGCGCCAACACAAACGATTCACGCTTACACGGCTGTGACAGGCGGCTCCCCCGCCGCTTCAGGATCGGGAAATGATCCGAACGCTACTGCTCGTTTCCAAATGTCGAGCGTTGCGCTAGATGTTGGCACGACTGCTGCTGGTGGGGCATGGCTTCAATCCAGACAGTTCAATAACTACGCCACCAATTTCCCTCTGCTTCTAAATCCGAATGGCGGCAATGTCGGTGTAGGTACAACGACACCGGGTTACAAATTGGATGTTAACGGTACAGTTAATGCGTCAGCCGTGTTTGTTAATGGCGCTCCTGTTAGTGCCGGTGGTGGCGCTGGTTTGCAGGATGTTTTCTTTTTAATGGGCGCTTGACAATTACTAACTGAAAGGCTCAAAATGGCAACGGCATACAAATATTCACAGGTACAAGGAACAGCAAGCACTGGCACTTACGCCACGTTGTACACCACCCCTGTAGCAACTCAAGCAGTGATCTCTTCACTCGTTATGACCAACCAGTCTTCGTCTGCGGTTACGGTACGGATTGGTATGGACACTACGGCTGGTACACCGGGTGCTAGTGAGTTCCTTGTGTATGACGCTGCTATCGCTGGTAACGATACGGTTGCACTTACACTGGGTATTACTATGCCTGCAAGCAATTTTATTCGTGTGGCCTCGTCAGCAAGTACTTGTAACTTTACTGCGTTCCTATCAGAGATTTCGTAACTATGGCAATAAACAGTTTCAAGAGGGCAGGTTTAGCAAACACTAATACTGCTCAAATAATAAACGCAAACTTTTCTGACACTGCTACTGGAACTTATACCGATACTTACAATTACAAGTATTTGACTTTTAATGCTTCTGGTACTTTAACGGTAACAACTGCCGGTAACGCGGATCTACTCGTAATAGCGGGAGGTGGGGGTGGAAACAGCAACGGTAACTTTACTTCCGGTAGTGGTGGTGGAGGTGGATACGTTGAACAAACAATTTATTTGACCGTGGGAACTTGGACGGTAACCGTTGGTGGTGGAGGTTCTTCCGGTTCTGCTGGTACTGATTCTTTATTTGTTGCTGGTACGACTGGGCTTCGTCCGGGTATAGTGGCACGAGGTGGTGGACAAGGTGGAACAGGCGACAGTGGCGGTGGTGGGGGTAATGGTGGAACCGGCGCTTCAGGTGGTGGAGCGGGTTACGCGGCTGCAAGCGGAGGAACCGCACTTTATTCTGGTTCTCAAGGATTTAATGGTGGCGCTGTATCTGGATCTAATCGTGGCGCTGGTGGTGGCGCTGGTGGCGCTGCTTCCGGTGCTACTGCCGGTGTAGGTAAAGCATCTTCAATAACAGGCACAGCGGTAACTCGTGCTGCTGGTGGCCCCAGTTCTGGTGCAGGAACCGCTAATACTGGAAATGGCGCTGGTGCTGGTACAAATGCTGGTGGTTCTGGCATAGTAATCGTTCGAGTGAGGACAAACTAATGACTATTACTAAACTTTCAACTGCTCTCGGTGCAGGGTCAGCAATCCCAACAGCGGGTCGTTTCGCACAAATTAGTAGCGGTGGAACTGTTACGAGTTATACGGATTCTGGTATCACCTATGAAGTGAGGACGTTTACTTCTAGTGGTTCGCTGGTGGTGTCTTCTTCCGGTGTCGTTGATGTTTTGGTTGTTGCCGCAGGCGCAGGCGGCGGTGGTGGCGCTCGTGGTGGTGGAGGTGGTGCGGGTCAAGCCTTAGTTTTTAACAGTTTGTTTTTGACGGCTGCAACTCACACTGTAACGATTGGCGCTGGTGGAACTGGTGGAAGTTCAAACAACGTTGGACTTTCCGGGTCGGGTTCTCGTTTAGGTTCTTTAGAATCTTGCGGTGGTGGTGGTGGTGGTTCTAATTACGTGACAGCAGGCACCATCTCTGCAATGGTTACAAAGGGCAGGGATGGCGGTAACGGTGGCGGTGGCGGTGGTGATGCTTCTTCAGCCGGTGGCCTAGCGTTAGTTACTTCAGGTTTTGCTGGTGGAACTGCGGCTAACCCTCAAGGTTCCGGCGGTGGCGGTGGCGGAGCAGGCGCTGTTGGTAGCGCCGGTTCAGGAACAGCCGGTGGTGCTGGCGGCGCTGGGATTTCCTCGTCCATAACTGGTTCTTCAGTTAGTTATGCCGGTGGAGGTGGTGGCGCGGGTGTTACGACAACTGGTTCTGCTGGCGCTGGCGGGGCTGGTGGCGGTGGTGCTGGAAATATAACTAGCAGCGGAACGGCGGGGTCGGCCAATTTTGGAGGTGGTGGCGGTGGTGCTGTTGCCACTGGTGGAGCCGGTGGCTCTGGTGTTGTGATCGTCCGAACAATTACTGCCGGTTCAGCAGCGGGTGTAAATGCTACTGGTGGAACGGTTACGACTTACACGGGTGATGGTACGAATGGTGTGAACGGTCAGTTGTATCGTGTTCATTCGTTTACTTCGAGTTCTTCGCTTGTTGTGAGTGGTGCAGGGTTTGTGGACTGCCTCGTTGTTGGTGGCGGTGGTGGCGGTGGAAGCCTTCAAGGTGGGGGCGGTGGCGCTGGTGGTCATTTATATTTGACAAACGCTTACTTGGCCGCTGGCACAGCAACAGTTGTGGTGGGTGCTGGAGGCGCTGGAGCAACTGCCGATCTTAGTTTTCAACCGTCTGGTGCTAATGGCGAAACATCAAGCGTTGGTTCCTATTACGGAGTAGGCGGTGGTGGCGGGGGTGGTGGTATAGGTGGCGCTGGAAGTCGCGGCAAAGGTTTTGCCGGTGGGTCTGGTGGCGGTAGCGGTAGCCCTGTTGTAGCCACAGGAGGTTCAGGCATATCAAATCAAGGAAACACTGGTGGGACATCAAACAGCAGCGTGGGTGGCGGTGGAGGTGGAGCCGGTGCGGTTGGAAGTAATGGCGCAGCAAGCGTAGGTGGTGCTGGTGGTGCAGGTCTAGCCAATCTCATCACAGGAACTAGCGTGACTCGTGCTGGTGGTGGTGGTGGAGGTTTATCTGCTGGAACAGCGGGTGCGGGTGGAACTGGTGGCGGTGGTGCGGGAACGACAAACAACACCACAGCAACCTCGGCAACTGCAAACACTGGTGGCGGTGGCGGTGGTGGTGGCTACACATCACCCGGTGCTGGTGGTTCTGGCGGCGCAGGCGGTTCCGGCATAGTAATCGTTCGCTATCCAATCTAAAACAAATAACGAGAGGAAAACAATAATGGCACATGCAGCAAGAATTGAAGATGGAATTGTTCGGGAAGTAATCGTTGTTCCTGATGATTTGGATGCAACTGAATCGGATGCAGCGATTGAGGCGTACATTCACGGTATTGGTTTGAGCGGTACTTGGATTCGTACGAGTTACAACGCTACTAATGGTTTCCGTGGGTGCTATGCGGGGATCGGTTACGCTTATGATAGCGAAGCAGATGTGTTTGTTCCGCCCGTGGTTGAGGTAGTAGAAGCATAACCGGTCGGAACAATACCTTTTTCAGTATAGTTGTGCCCGACAAAAGTCGCATTGAAGCACTGACAAAAGTCGCATAGACGGGGCATAAACCCTGTTTATGTGCGCTATCGTATCCCTTAAATACGTTTAAGCACACAAACATTCTTATGTGACCATGTAATCTACATTTAAGGTTTACGATTTACATGGAAGAGGGGCATGAATGAGGATTGCACTTGTCACGGCTTGTTTCGGTTCGTATGATCCGATTCGGGCTTTGCCTGCTGATCATGGTTTCGATGACGCGGTACTTGTGACTAATGACCGATCTTTCGTCT